CAATTTTCTTATATCCAATATCTGCGCTGTTCATAATAACACCAGCATGAGTAAAATCCTGGCAAAAGAATTCTAAATTCGGATAATTTTTTCTATCTATAACTAGCTTAAACCCAGTAGGTTGTAGATAATTGAAGTTAGTGGTTAATGCCATCTTTACACCTACAGTTTATTCCACCACAACTTCCTTTTATTGGTCTCTTAAGCATAGATGCTAGTGACAAGCTTGAAGCTATGAATGACATGAATACAAATAATGTTACTAAAAATATTTCCATAATACTATTTATATAAAAAAAAGAGGGACTTTTGTCCCTCTCTTAATTTTAAGTACTAAGACTTAAGCACCTAGAATATTGTCAACTCTGAATATTCTGTAGTACTGGTTAGTCTTAACAGCGGCTAAGCCATCAGCAGGTGTTGCACCTACGAATGGGTTTGATGCCATTCCATACCTGGTTTTAAAACCAATTTTTGGCTGGAATGTATCTTCACCAACTGCACGTACCATTGTTAATGGAACGTATGGGCAATAGAATATACCAGCGTCATATGGATTAGTACCCTTATAACCTACTGTTACATAGTTTGTACTTGCATACGGGTCAATGTATACTTTTGTTCTACCGTTTAAGGTACCAGCAAAAGTATTACCTGTATCGTCCACATTCAATGATGTGTTCATTGCAGGTGTATAATCCATCATACCAGCTGCAGAAAGTGCAGATGCTACATCAGATGAACATATGATAAAGTTTCCTTTACCTCTACGTGTCTCGATTGCTATTTGGTTACATTCTCTTTCGATTTGGAGAATTAAACCTTTGAACTTCTCAACTGACCATCTGCCGTCTGCATCTGTCTGTACGTTAAAGATACCGTTAACAGCTGTGTTAGTTTGTAAAGCACCAGTTTTAGCTTGAGAGTTAATAGTTCTGATAACTTCTCTATTGATTTCAGCTAAGATTTCTGTTGACAAGATGTTTGCCAATTCTGTCTCAGCGTCAAGACCATGAATTGCTTTAAGGTCTTGAGCTAATTCTAAGCTGTATTCAGCTTTAAGAGCTCTTGACTTAGCAGTCACAGTTGCTTTTTCAATAGTGAAACCCATTTCTCTGAATGAAGTCTCTCCGGAAGAACCATGAGCTTCAGCTTCGGCTGTTGACATACCGCCTGCAGCTAATGCAGTTAGTCTTGCGTCATCAGCAGTTGAGTCTGAATCTAGGTTAGTAACGTTAAGACCTGAAGCGTTATCAGAGTCGTGAGTACCAGCACTGTCACCAGAAAACTGAGTCTCAGCTTCGTTGAATAGTGCTTCTCTATTTGATGTAGAACCACCGCCATATCTTGACTTCATGGCGAAGATTAAACCTGTTGGACCAGACATTGGCTGCACACCACAGATGTCATATGCCATTAAGTTTGGCATAGCACGTCTTACAAGTGCAATTAATACTGGATTCCAGTTTGCTACTGATGATGTTGCGTTTCCTGGAGCAGCTTCAGCAATCAGACCTTCTTCTCTAAGAGCGATTTCCTGATTCTCAAGTACTGCAGCAGTTACGGCTTTTTTATGATGATCTGAGATAGTACCAACTGACTCTTCGTTCAGTACTGGTGCCCATTTCTCAATCAATCTATCGTATGATACTGTCATTTTTTAGGACTCCCTATTTTGCAGTTTTCTTTATTGCTTTAAGATAAGAATCCATTGAACCTGTTGACTCTACTATTGGAGCGTCATCATCTTCAACGATTTCTTCCTGGGTTTTTGCAGTCTTAGAGAAATATGATTCTTTTAACTGAGCAACTTTCTTTGCAAAAGTTTCTTCGTCGTCAAAATCTACGTTTTCTGCTAATGACTTTAGCTTTTCGACTTGAGTTTCAGCCAAATCTTTGGTTGCCTCTCTAATGATAGACTCCCTCTTATATGTCTCTAACTCTTCAGCCATTTGAATTGACCTTTCGGTTGATTCATTGAGTTTAGCCTCAAGTTCCTCAACGTTGTCTGCGAGTTCGTCAACAAGATCAACTTTATCTTCTGGCACTTCAATGTGAGACTCAACAAATAAGTCTTTTAACTTATTCATAAAATCTTCAGCAATTTCAGTTCTTAAACCA